AGCAAAAAGGGACCGCTCAAACAGATTGTTCCACAATATGCATCTCTTAAGAACAATTATACGCTTCTCTGGGATATGGGCTCCAATCGTGGTTACATTAATATTGTTGCTGTGATGCAAAAGTTCTTCGACCAGGCAATCAGTGGTAACTGGAGTTATAATCCAGAAGATTACCCTGATAACGAAGTACCAGTTTCTGTAATGGCACAAGATCTTTTAACTACATACAAGTACGGTTGGAAGACATCTTATTATCAGAACACCTATGATATCAAGACTGATGAGGTGGAGGAGGACACCAAACAGTCTACTTTAGAAAACCTTATGTCACAATTAGAAAACGCAGAGGAGGAAGACTGTGAGTCTTGTAAGATTTAAAACTAATAGCCAGGAGCGTCAAGTGGTCGAAGCAATGACCGTGTTTAATTCTGAAGAAGTTGATAGAAAAAAACAACCAATGTTCTTCGGCAAACCTTTAGGTGTTCAAAGGTATGATTCTTACAAATATCCAATCTTTGAAAAACTCACAACACAACAACTAGGTTACTTTTGGAGACCTGAGGAAGTCTCCCTACAGAAAGACAGGAGCGACTACCACACCCTTCGCCCAGAACAAAAGCATATCTTTACCAGCAACCTGAAGTATCAGGTTATGCTTGATTCTGTGCAGGGTCGTGGACCTGGTATGGCATTCGCGCCATACTGCTCACTTCCAGAACTTGAAGCATGTATGAAAGTCTGGGAGTTTATGGAGATGATCCACAGTCGTTCTTACACTTACATTATCAAAAACGTTTATTCTGACCCAGCAGATGTGTTTGACACCATCCTGTCAGATGAGCGTATTTTAGAACGTGCGGTTAGTGTAACTCAATCTTATAACGACTTTATTAACTCAGCGCATCAATACGATAATACGAATCAGTGGTCACACGCACTTGAAGAAGTCCCTTACGCCTTAGACGCGAGGTATGAACTCAAGAGAAAACTATTCAGAGCCGTCGCAAACGTCAATATCCTGGAAGGAATTAGATTCTATGTCTCCTTCGCTTGCTCGTTCGCATTTGGCGAACTTAAGCTTATGGAAGGATCGGCTAAGATCATTAGCCTTATCGCCAGGGACGAGAACCAGCACCTGGTAATCACTCAGAACATCCTCAACAAGTGGAGGGAAGGCGACGATCCCGAAATGAAGAGAATATGGAAAGAAGAGGAGCAATGGGTCATAAAGACCTTCCAGAACGCCGTCAATCAAGAGAAACTGTGGGCAGAGTATCTGTTCAAGAATGGATCGATGATTGGTCTCAACGAAAAACTTTTGTATCAATATGTTGAGTGGATTGCTAACAGAAGGATAAAAGCTATAGGTCTCAAACCTATATACGATATCCCTGCAAAAAACAACCCACTGCCTTGGACGCAGCATTGGATCTCTTCCAAAGGGTTGCAGGTAGCACCACAAGAGACAGAGGTTGAGAGTTATGTCGTCGGAGGAATCAAGCAAGATGTCAAAGGAGACACTTTCGCAGGATTCAGTCTCTAATAACCAAGAAACAATCCGTTCTCTGCAAGCGATTAAACTCGCTGCGGAGGCGGATGCTTTTTTGTTTGGAGACTACGATCCTTACGAATGGTTAGATGATTACGATGATTACGAATACATGACAGGGGGTTGACACCCCCTTTTTTTATTGCTAGAATTACCTTTGTCGAGGTTAAAGACCACTAGTAGCTTTAAGATATGTCTAATACATGGAGATCTGAATACATTGATATTAAAGGAAAGACTCTCAATAGAAAACAGATAGAGTTATTGGAGAAGGGACCACATAGTCTCTCTTCCAGTTGGGCACTACAAGCGATGCACAATGACTGGAAGAAGATTAAAGGTCTTGATAAAGAAGATCCTAAAGAAAACACTGGACAGTTCCAATCAACGTTTAAGAAATCTTTTAGGAAGTGGCGCTAAATAAGTTTCAGAATAATGAAACATTTTGGCAGACTATGAGAATCCCTGGTCTTTTAAGGGAAGAGATTTTTTATCTGAGGATATTGACGATCTGTACGGTTTTGTCTACTGCATTACTAATACAACAACGGGTAGAAAGTACATTGGTAGAAAATACTTCTGGTCCTTTAGAAAACCACCGGGTAAAAAGAGAAGAGTAAAACAAGAGTCTGATTGGAAAAAGTATTACGGATCTTGTCCTGAGTTAAAAGAGGATATCAAGATCAATGGCAAAGAGATCTTCAGTAGAGAAATACTGAGCGTTCATCAAACGAAAGGTCTTTGCAACTATGAAGAAACCAAACAGTTGTTCTTAAATAATGTCTTGTCTGAGTCCCTTGACACAGGGGGACCGGCGTACTATAATAGCAATATTCTAGGACGCTACATGCGAAAAGATTATGGTAACTTTGGAGCAAACGCTAAGTCTGACACATGATTGGGTCATTGATCGTATGCACAAGTTATGTGACGAAGGTTATGAAAGGATTGAAGATGCACATGCCATTAGACTAGAATTTGACGAATGGTTGGACCCCAACATCCCAGATCACAACGTTTACTCATTGGAATACATCGGAGAAGGAAGTGATTACTAATTTGTTTCTATCGACATTAGTTGCTGTTGGTCCTGTGGCAAGACCACAACTGCCACAATTGACACATAATGATTATGTGAATCTTGCTAAAGTAATTCGTGTCGAGGCAGCACGTAATACTCTTGATGAATATTGTGTTGCTGCCTCTATATTAAATAGAGTTAGGTCCAATCAATTCCCAAACACTGTTGAGGAAGTTATCTATTCTCCTGGTCAGTATGAGGGAATTACATTCAACAGAAATGTTCGCCCAGATATGAGTCTTGTACGCGAATTAAAGTCCGAACAAGGACAAAGTTACTTACGCAAAGCTCTACGTATCATTGGTAATCGAACAGACTTTAAGGGTCAAAGAATGCTCGGATACAGGGTTCCTTCAGAGGATCCCATGTGCCACTCCAAAGGAAACTTCTATCACTATCACTGGCAATGAACCGATTTATTCAAAAGATTCAAGAACTGATTTCTCCAAAAGAAAAGATTAAAGACGAAGATCTAGAGTGCTCCATCGATGAGGATGTAGTTAAATGTGAAGGTAAAGCATTCAAACAAGATGCTATCAACTATTACACGGGTGTTCCTGCTCCTGTCCTCAATCCTGTAGACGAATGGTTCTCAGCTCCATACGGAGCACCTGCTGCCATTACCGAAAAACAGAAGGACTACATGGAGCAAGAAACTCTCATCAAACAGCAACAGTATCAAGAAACTCATTCTAGTGAACCTGAGAACATCCATGAACTGATGTATGAGATGGCAACTAAGAATCAATCAACCACCTTGCACCTTGACCCTCCTGGTGGTTCTGAGAACTTTCAAGAAGGGTCTGACGGTTGGCAATCTGGATCGGGACGTTATCAATGACTTACGACGACTGGCGCTATAATGACTTCAAAATGAAGTTGAGACAGGAAGTTTTAAAGATTCTTCTTTCTAAGTACGGTGGTCAAATGGAAGGTGTTAAACCTAAATACAGCACCCAATCAATCTATGAGTGCGCTCACGATTGGATTTCTCAGGGTCACAAGACATCCTTCGGGGTCGCCAAATACTACGAGGCTTACTATGCAAAAAGTAATTAATGTTTTAGCAGTTCTATCATTTGTAGGAACTGCCGGTATTATTGGTGGAGGAACAGTTGTTTATCTCCGTCGTGATGCCATCGCTGAAAGTGTCAAAGAGCGTGTTGCCAAAGCAGCAACAGAGGCAATTGCAGGAGCACTTCCTGGTATGCTAGACGCAGCAATGCCTGAACTTCCTGGTGCCACTGGTGGTGCCATTCCTTCTTCATCCACTCCTGCGCTTCCTTTCTAAATGAAAAAACTTATGATGGCACTGGCAGCAGCACTTATCTCTGCGCCAGTATTGGCAGATCCAATCAAAGAAGATGAGTACTTCAGTGCTCATGCTCAAGGATGCATGTTACTTAGAGAATGCACCGATCATGTCGAAGAACTCAAAACAGTCACAGACCTCAACAAGGATGATTACCTGGCTGACGTTGATTATAGTATTGTTGCTGATGAGTTTGACTCTCTCGTCCGATCACTTAATAAGGTCGGAGCTAGGGTTTTTCTAGCAGACGAACGATACTTCCCTGTCGGTCATCGTGGTGTCTATCACACTGTGAGCAATAACTTCTTTCTGAATGTCGCTCACATGCGTCGTCCTGGTACTATGATGTCAGTAATGCGTCATGAAGGATGGCACGCTGCTCAAGACTGTATGGCGGGTAGTATCAAGAACAACTTCATTGCTATCATCATGAATGAAGAAGAAGTTCCTCGCATGTATGTGGCAATTGCAAAGAGTGCATATGCATTTCAACCAGAGGCAATTCCGTGGGAAAAGGAAGCATACTGGGCAGGTCACACTGAAGGTATGACTGCTAAAGCACTTGAGTCTTGTGCTGCGGGAACTATGTGGACTGACTATGAACCCACACCCATGACTCGTGAATGGTTAGAGGAGAATAATTTCATCGCTAAATAAAGCTGCCTAACCCCTTTTACCATGCCCGAAGAAGTAAAGAAGGAAGAAGTAAAGGAAGAAAAGAAAAAAGGACCTATTGGAAAGTTGAAAGAAAAGGTAGGAGACTCTGAGGAGCATCTTGCCATTCTTTCAACTTTTGTTCGTTTAGGGATACTTGTTTGGTCTGGTGGTATTCTTACCCTCAACTATGTGACGATTCCTGGTTTCCCACAAGGGAAGATCGATCCCACATTTATAGCCAGTGTCTTTACTGGGGTTTTAGCCACGTTTGGGGTCCAGACTGCGAAGAATAAGAATGGTAATGGTGGTAGTGCCCCTGCAGGTGGTGTGAGCAAATCTGATCTGGAGAAACTGATCAATGCCGCCGCTCAAACTGCCCCTGCTCAAACGATTAGGATTGAACAAGCACCACTCCAAATCGGAAATCAAGGACCAGCAAAGTCAGACGATTCCTACAAGATGTGATGTCATGAATATTAAGTGGGCGACATTGACAGTGGGAGCATTAT